ATTTTGAATAAATGTTTTGCGATTAAAGAAGTTTCTAGAATTTCTGTCTCATTATTTAAATAATGCTCCACCAAACTATGAAGATCAGTCCCTCTACTTGTTGCTTGTTTATTGACTCGATTTGCTTCCTCTTCTCCTACTTTACGTCTCCAATTCTCAAAGATATGTCGATTGTGGTGACTAGTTACTGAAGTGATTGAAACAAATCTAAGAAGTTCTTCTAAGTCTGGAACCTTATAATATCTAACTCCATCAATAGTCTCCCTCTCTAATTGAGGAAGACTTACATTACAATGATTAAACATTAGAACCCTGCTGCCATTTTATTAACAATGTATGATTTCACCAATCCAGATCTGACAATATCTTCAACTCCGAATTCGATTGATTCAAATTCAGGCATTCGATGAATGATTTTCATAAAATCTAAAATGCCATTTCTTTCATTGGTCTTTGTTAAATCGGATTGAGTAGCATCTCCACAGAATACAATTCTGGAATTGTCCCCTACCCGAGTAATTATACTATCAAGTTCGTGAAAATTCAAGTTCTGTGCTTCATCCACAATGATGATGGAGTTGTCGAGAGTTGTTCCTCTAATAAATGAAGTGCTCCAGAAGGTAATAGTCTCTTGTTGCTTCAGATTTCCATACAGCATTTCAAATTCTGAATCTGTTGGCATCTCAAACATATACTTCACCATATTCTTATATGGAATTTGATAAAGTGCAGACTTATCATCGTGATCCCCAGGAAGAAATCCAATCTCTCTAGTAGAAACAAGGGATCTAACAATTACAATTTTCTGATAAGGAGTAATCTCATTCAAAACATCCTTCAGTGCGAGGTATAATGCACAGAATGTTTTTCCAGTTCCTGCACAACCATATACAAATAGATGTTTATCTGAATTATATGCATCAAATAGTCTAGTTTGATTCTCGGTAACCGGATTAATGTCTACAAGAAGATCCGTATTAATTGGTTTTCTTCTTTTCATTTGCTTTGCAGTCATTCCGATTCCAATCGGTTGCAATTCATTGTTTCTTCTTTTTCTTGCCATTAGATTTTCTTTACTCTAGAACCAGGGGCTTTGCTTGCTTTGTGAAGTACATCATTCCATCCAGGATTTTTGCTGACTAACTTATTACGCCAGTCACCTGTTTCACCAGGACTTGCACAACCTTCAGACCAATCCCTTTTCCATTCGGGATTGTCTTTATACCATTGAGTGATGTCATGTACACTCATTTCGATTTCTCTTTTTTCACCCGTTTCTACGTGAACGATGGGGTAAATTGCCATAAGTTATAATATCAAGATAATTTATTTAGACCCATTCAAGTGCTTCTGCAACTGAAGGGAACTGCTCTTTAAAGACTTCTTTGCAAGCAAGTGCAATATCCATATGCTCTTTCTGAGTTCCGTTTGCTGAACGAAGATTAATATAATGAATCCAACTACGACAAGAACCGGACATATAAATTCGAGTTGGTGTTGCCAAAGGCAATACAAATCTTGCACATTCTTTTGCAACTCCGTGGGAAAGGAGTTCCTTATAAAGACGCATACTCTCTGCAAAATGCTCTTGAATCTTACTCTGAAGAGTTAGTTTTTCATAGTCCCCAATATCATCAATAGAGTTCTGACGATTCTTAGTGTCCTGACGACGAAGATCTGGGACCGGAATGTAGTCTGCTAAGAGAGAAGAATCTGCATACCGTTGGGAAAACTCCTGATAAGTAAAACTCCTATGTCGCAGAATCTGAGCTGCAATTCCTCGATTAGTTTCAATTTCCAGAGTCATAAAACTCTGCTCAAACACTGACCAATGATTATGTTTAATGCAATACTTTAGAAGTCCTGCATAATTTTCATTATCTTGATTGGAAGGATTCGATACTCTGGCAACATATGCCATTGTCTTCTCGGCATCAGGAGTAATAGAAATTAGTTTAACCGTTTGACTCATCTTTATTCTCCTTCATATGTTTGAGTTTAAGTGCCTTTTGAGCTAATTTTTTTGCTTGTCGTATGTAAGCAAGTTCAGATTCTGAATATAACCAAGGTTGCTTTAATGCTTTCTTTGCGAGTTTTATCGTGTCCTTAAACCTCATCTACATACACCTCATCGTAATCTTCTTCTATGGGAGCAATTGAATCTTCAAAATTAACATCATTAGTAACAGTGGAAATTTCTTGCTTTAGGATACTAAGTAGAGACTCCATATTTCTTATGATCAAATTTACTTTTTCTGTGTCCATACGAATAAAGTATCTCCTATGATTTTACACAAAAAAAGAGAGGGAGTCAAGTCCCTCTCTTGATTATCAAGCAACTTGTGGTTGCTTTGCCATATTCAGTTGTGCGTCTTTAAGAAGTTTTTCCTTCTTTGCTTTTGCCTTAAGGTAACGAACGAAGTAAGTATTCATTTGTGCCCCTCCTTTACAAACTTAACACCACGATAGGTTTCGTTGTATTGTTGAGGTTGTTGCATCATTTGTTGTTGATACTCTAAACGTTTTTGAATATCATATTCAACACCACGATATACTACTTTGGTCATTGGGGTTGCTCCTTTACTAGGTGGTAAAAGTGCGTTCCTTCAGTTTCCCTACTTCCGTCACATTCTGTGATGAACGTATTTTATGTATGCAATTAACTTTGTAACATTTGTTACCAAATTAATCTCTCTGTCTCCAATCATTTGGTTTATCTTCACTGAAAAAATCCACAATGTCGTCTACAGAATTGAACCGTCTTATGCCTTTAGATTCATGTCCTATTCCACCAATGTCAAGGGCATTTAGAAATCCATCCATACTATCTTCAGTCATATCAGGATTCTCTGCCTTCCTTCTTGCCTGACGTAAAATAGTAGCAGCAGATCTATTTGCCTTTGCTAATTTTTCTGCCCAAATCATATCTTCCAAACTTACTTCTTCGTGATTGCAGATTTTTGTACATATTGATTCTAAACGAAGACGATATTGATTAGAGAGCATACAAGACTCCAGATATAGTGTATTTATTTTATCTTTCAATATAACTTAAAGTATGATCCGTTGCGAACAGTTGATGGATAATCATATCACATCCAATCTTTGGATTACAATCTCCACAAGTGTAAACATCCACTGCTGCCTTACCTTCTTCTGGCCAAGTATGAATACTGATATGACTTTCAGACAATAAACAGATTACAGTGACCCCCTGCGGTTCAAACTTCTTTGAGATAGTCTGAACTACCGTAGCACCACTGCTAATTGCTGCACTTTCCAATAAGTCAATAAGACATTGTTCATCATCTAAAAGAACAAATGAACATCCATACAAATTAAGAAGATAATGCTTTCCCATTATTTTTTCTTTTTCGGTTTTTGACAATCCCATAACTTAGGATTCATAGTCCCATCAGTCCATTCAATACTGATGGGGGAACCCTTTCCATAATTATCATAATAATAATCAAATATGGAAACTTTTGTAGATGCCTTAACTACATCAAACGTAGTTTCGTTATCCTTAAGATAAGAAACTAGATAAGAGTCCAATGGAAGTGATCTATCTTTTGCTGCTACGGGATCACATTCTTTATGAATGATCTTCAATCCTCAGTCCCCCCAAACAATTTGAGGGAATGCATCTTGTACAACTGCTTTGGTTATTTTATATCTCTTATGCAGTTGCTTATCCTTGGTCAGGCATAACAGTTCTGCCTCAGACTTATGAAGTGCTTCACATAATTGAATAAACAGAACTTCTCTTTTAGTCTGATTCAGATTATTAACTCCTTTCACAAAGTGATTAAATTTATTCCACTCATGAATCAATTTAGAATGCTCAGTTCCAATTGGAACCTCATTAGGAGTGTATGGAACATCTCCTTCTGGGATGGCAGATTGTACTCTGTCGTCGAAGTTCCAAATCAAAATTGCTCTTAGTGCAGGAGTATCATAGTGCCTAAGAATTTCAATTTTTTCTTCTCTAGTCTTTGCGTTTGATGCTCTCTGAATAACTTCAGATACCAACTGATTTGCTGGTAGTTTCATACTTTAATCTCCATTTAATTAATCTTCGTAATCTTCCTCTGGTTCAATTTGCTCAAATCTAAATGCAATGATTTCATCTGGACAAACATTACCATTTTCATCAAATAGTTCAGGATGTAAATTCTCCGGTCTTCTAGACCAGACATACTCCCTGAGTATCCAACCACCCATAGCACCGACTGCCAGTGCTAATAAAACAAAAAGAACTGAAAAAACCAAGGTGACTGCTAACATTTTCTTTCTCCTATACTACTTATGCTTCCTTATATCAAAGGAAAAATTAAAGTAGATGGTAACTTCTCTATTAAAGAAGGAGACCACCTTCTCAAAACAATATTGAAATGTTTTAATTTTTGGGGGTTCTCTCCTTAATATTAATTCAACACCTCGATTGATGTGCGAGGATTCACTTTTATTTATAGTCCCCATTAAATCATATTATTTTCTTTTAAGTATTTAACGGTATCTGCACATCCTCCAAGATGTTTATCTTCGCAGACAACTTGAGGGAAAGTTGATCCCTGTCCAAACTCAGCATAAAAATCTTCTCGGGTAAAGTGAGTATTTAAAACATACTCGGTGATTTGAAATCCCTTTTCACAACTTAAAGTATTAAGAACTTGAAGAATTTTTGTACAGTAGGGGCAACCGTATTTAGAGTAAACTGTAAATTTCATATTTTTAAAATCCTAAATTTTTTGATCTGACAAATTCTAAATCGTATGTGGTATAAGTTATAGGA